GACGATCAAATCAAGCGCATCGTCATCCTGTTGCCTGTTTACAGTGACGATGCGAATTATGCCTATGAGATCAGGCTCGCACGCGCAGTGCTCGCCGCTGCGCACAAGACAGAAGTGCGCAGGCGACGCGACGATGACGAGACTAGCGCTTGCGCTTCGCCGCCGCCTTGCGTTTGACCGCGTAGGCAATGGCGACGGCTTGCTTCACCGGCTTGCCCGCCTTGATCTCGCTCTTGATGTTCTTCGTGAATGCCTTCTTCGATGTGGACTTCTTCAGCGGCATCATGAACCTCCATAGACACGACTGCGATACTTCACACGGTTCTCGCCTGGGCGCTTCACCGGCCTTGCGTGCGCCGCTTCGAGTTGGTCAACCTGTTCGCGCAGTGTCTTCGCGAGATGACCATCAGAGGCACGCTGTTCTAGCTTCGTCAGCATGTCGCTGAAGTCCGCCGCATCTTCGATTGCACGATTCATCATTTCCATATCATTCCTCGATAACCGGCTCAAGTTCGCCGATCAAATACCATTTGTCTTCCATGACGAACACTTGATAGTGAACGCCACAAAGTAGCTTCGTGAGTTCGTGCCACAGCATAGTCCCACCTGACAAAACACCTACGACCCTGAATTCTCCGAACTCGTTGACAAGCACCACGTTCTTTCGTGTCTTGCCTTGTATGCTTGCGAACCGTCGCCCTGTTCCATCGCCATACCGCAGCGTATTCCATTCGTCTTCATCTGGAATGACCTCCTGCAACTTAGCGAGAACATCGGCAACAGCCTTGTCGAGTGTGTCGCTCATATACTGCGCGATGCCAACAGCGACGCCATCCAGCAGGCAAGGCCCGCCGCCATCAGGTTGATGCGTCCTGTCGTCACGCCGAGTGCGGCAACAACAAACAGCACGAGCGCTGCGATTAAAAAGATAAGGCCAATCGTCATGATGTATCTCCTTCTACTACAAACCGGCTTTTTTGAACGCTTCGCTATGCTTCTTACGGAGATCGTTCAATGTCACCTCTTCACCTCTTGCGTTGCGGAGTTCATCGAAGGTCAAGCCCCCTTCGTTGAACAGTTTGGCCCGCTTCTCACCGAGCACTTGTATTTGTCTTTTCTCTGATTGATTGCCGAGCCATGTCTCATAGTCGGTCTTCGCAGGCACGCTGCCGTCCATACTCGCACGCTCACCCGGTTCGAACTCTTCGATGTCGACGCCTAACTCTTTCCATGATTTCGTGAGCATGACATAGGTCGAACGACATTGCCAGTGTAGCCGCCCAGGCCCAGCACCCCACGGGTATTCATGATCGACCGGCTTGTGATCGAGCGTGTAGAGCTTGTTGTCTCGCACCTGACACTCTGGCGTTGTGCGTGCGTCGAGCGTCGACAGCCATTGCAGGTTTCCGAGTATGTCTTCATTCGCTTTCGTCACACGATCTTTCGCGAATTGTGCGGTGTGAGAGAGTGCCGTGCGCGTGATCGCTGCGACCTCACGCCGTGAGCCTTCGAGCACACCGTCACGATACTTGTTCTCGCGTGTGCCGCGCAAGTCGCGCACGATCTGATCTGTCGTGCGGTTCTGTACGTAGCCGTCTGCGATGGTCCTGCGAATCAGCCGCGCCTTCGACTCTTCCTGATCCGCCATGAACTCAGAAAGCAATGCACCCTGGAACGGTCGAGACATCGCGCCCGCATACACCTGATTGATGTCGACGCGTGCGATGTCGATTGACGGCGGCATGTTCTTCGCGAGCATGCCCTCTTGAAATTGCAATTCAACAGCAGTGAGCCCCTTGATCTCACCGCGCAACACTTCATCGACCGATGCAAAGGCTTCGTGATTCATCACGCGCACACTCTCAAGCATCACCTCTAATCGCTTGATCGTGAAACGCTCTGGCGTCATGTATTCGAGCTTCTGCACAAGCTCAGAGAACAAGCCCGCATCGGCTCGATTGAGCATGCTGATAAGCCGCCGCACGACGTTGTCAGAGTACGCACGCAAGTCCACTGCGTGATCTATTTGCGCATCACGTAACGCGGTGTTAACCTTCTGTGCCACGGCTTACCGCGCCCGAGCCTTCGCCCGCCGCTCGTCCTGGGGCTTGATCTGGATCGGCACCGCTGGGGCCTTGCCTGGGGCCGCAGGCGCACCGTTCGCCGCCGACGCTGCCGCCGCCGCTGCTAGGGCCGGTGGCGTCACGCCTGGGGCACCTGGGACCGCTGGCAGGCCCATCGTCCCGAGCGGTTCTTCTTCTTCAACATCCTTGTCGATGTCTTCGTTACTGCGCTCAGTAGCAATAAGGCCAAGACGACGGAAGAAATCGCGCACATCGTTCTTCGCCAGAAGACCGCTTTGCCATGCCTTCGTGAGTTCTGCCATGAGTTGCGGGTTCGCCTGTAGTCGGACGAAGTCTTGCTGTATCTTAAACGCGTCATCATAGCCTTCTGCCTTCTCTGGCATGTCCATGAACATCGCGCAAAAGCCTATGGCCCGCTGATATGCTTCGGACACGTTCGACACACACAAGGCCAACACCGATGTCGTCGCCTCTCGATCATTGTCTTCACCTGTCGCGGTCTTGTTGCCCTTCGTCGCCTCGATCATGCGCGCACCGGCTGCAACCATCTGCGCTTCTTTGTGCTCCATCGCTTCTTTCGCGAGCATGTTGGGCTCAGCCTGTGCGATGCCGAATTGTGCGCCTTGCGGCAGTAGGATCGGGCTGCGTGAGCCGATATACATCTTCTGTCCGGTGTAGCGTCGCTCGCCGTTGGAGTCGAGCACATAAGGGTTCTGCATGAAGTCGCGCCATTGCTCGGTTAGTCCGCTGATCCACGGTTGCACTTGCCCGCAGAAGAAAACGCTGTCTTCGTAATCCGCACTATTACGAAAATGGGCCAAGTTAAGCTGCGCCAATCCATAAAGAGGTGACGGATCAATGCTCGCATCATTGTTGTTGCTGCCTATGAACGTGAAGGGAATTTCAGTGAGCACCTTGCCACGGCTGCGCAATTCGACTGCCTCGATCTGCGTTTCATCACCCGTCGCCATATTCTTGACGACACCCAGCGACACGAGACGCTTCGTCTTCGCCGCGCCTGTGTCTTCGCGCCATAGGCGCACTTGCACGTTGCCCGCATCGTTGAGCGTGATCTCGCGCCACTGCTTCACGAGCAAGATGCCCCACTCGCCATCTTCTTCTTCGGCTTCTTCTTCGAGCACCACCATGCACAACGTCGCCTTGCCATCGACGATGTCGTATCGCCAATTGATGATGCTCTCTGCGTGATATGCCTTGATGACCGGATGCCCCGATGCCTCTGACCAATCGACAAACAAACCGTGTCGACCGACTGCGAGATTGTTGTTCAATGTCGCTTGCGACTGCTGATAGAGTGACACGCCCATCCCATCGCAATCCTTGAGCAAATACTCAAGTTGTGTCGGTAGCTTCGTCACAGGGTCACGATGAAAGGCTAAGCCGACAAGCCCTTCGAGCGTGAATTGCGTTGCGGGATACCACACCGCACGCACGCGATAGGCGGCATTGCGCGCTATGTTCTCTACGCTCGCATCAGTGGCATTGAGTTGCGGCAAATATGTGCCGCTGCGTAATTCATTGTCGCCGGACACGACATCACGCACGACAGACCAACGCTCTTTGATTGCTTCGGGAACGCGATTGAATGAGACATCAGCAACGATGCCGGTTGTGAGTGATGCCATGATGTCAGCCCTTGCTCTTCGACAGCCAACGTGTGAGCGCACCGCGCAGCCCGCCGATCATCTCTTGCTGCTGATCGTCCGCTGTGAGCGTGCCTGTGATGCGCTGCGTGAGCACATCGCGCCACTCAGGACGCCCGCCCCACTCGCCCGCGTGTACGCTCTCCATGAACTCTTTGCACTCGGACAATAACGCTCGTTGATCGGCTGATAGCATAGCTTTCTCCTTTAACCGTTGGTGCTGAATCCCATGTTGATCGTCATCGCGTCGCTCGCTGTCTTCAACAGGCGATAGCCCGCTTCGTCTGCGACGTGATCTTCTGCATCAGTGTCGATGTCGTCCGGATCACGCTCAAGACGCGGCAACACAGGTATCGTTCGTGCGAAATGCGGGCACGTGTTGAAAATGAACAAGCCTGCGTCTTCCATGCGCGGCTTGAGTGACGCTGCGAGTCGACCGCGCATCAGTGCCCATCGACGTTTGCGCGAGCCCGGTGTCTTGTCGGCCTTCGTCCAATACACGCCGAGCGCTGCCTGTTGCTTCGCAGGACTGTCGCCGTTGATCTCGTCGAAGATGCTGCTGTCCGCAGGCCCAGGCGCACACCGCATGTGCATGCCCCACTCTTTCTGTCGTTCGATGATGCCTTGCCCGATGGTCCGATCTGACAGCCGCATGCCCTGATTAGGCTTGCCGTTCCACCCGTACCATTCATGCACGCGAAACAGTGTGCCACGCGGGAATGACCAACGCTTGCCCGTTGCGAGATAGCACTCGGTGCCGTCGCTCTCTGCCCACCATCCAACAGAGAAGGGCTTACTCGATCCCCAATCGAATGCACGATCAATCATCCATGATGGCGGAATAGCGAAGGGCTCGATGATGTGAATGTCACGACGCCACACATCATCGAACATGCCACCGGCAACGATGTCCCAATCGCCTTCGAGCATCGCACGCACGAGCGCAGGCGAGCCCAGGCCCGCGAGCCTTGCCCTATACATCGGATCGGCCTTGAGAAGAGCGGGATTGTCTGCGAGCTTCGCCGGTATGAATGCGCGCCGCATGCCCCCATCTTCTTCTTCCATCTGCCTGATTGCGAACGGTGCGACGTTGTCTATGAAAGAAGCCTTGACCCAATTGTGACCGATGCCGCCTGGGTTGCCACTGACCACAACACGCGGGAACAACTCTGCATACTCAGGCGGGACAACGATGCCCACCATGCGCACGCGTCCGCGTAGATAGGTATACATCGGCTCGGTCCAGTGTGTAATCTCGTCGATTAATAGAACGTGTATCTCTGCGCCTTGATAGTTATAGACGTTGTGCTCGTATTGGCAGTGACACAGATGAATAACCGAGCCGTTATAGAAACGTATCAAGCCCTCTTGATAGTTGATCTTCACCCATCGAAAAAGAATCCACCCAGCAAGCAAAAGAGGGAACGATGTCGGTCCCTCCATGTGGTTTTTGTGCAAGTCTGGAAACGTGCGACGGAATATGTAGACCTGAAGCCCAGGTATCAACACACACCACGCAATCGCCGCGACGCGTAACAAGTAACTCTTGCCGCCGCCCGCCGCACCGCCATAGAGAAGCTCAGTCGCCTTCGATAAGAACGCGAGCCCTTGCTTGTACTGCAATCGCAGAATCGAGCCGAGATCAGGACTCGGGTTCTGACTCACCGGGCTTGCCCTCGATGGTCACGCGCAACACCGGAGGGGCAAGAGGCTGTCCGCCTGGGCCTGTGACCTCTGTTCGCGTGAGTTTGGGGGCAACGTACTCGGCGAGCCTGCCCAGGAGGTCTACAGCCCGCGCAGGGTCCGCCGCGATAGGGTGCCGCACGACATCGCGCCCGCCTTCGGGTCGATCCAGATATTCACCCGGCACACCGTGAGCGACACGATCAAGCCACACCTTCACGTTGTCGGCGTTTTCGTCGATCAAGTCTTGAACAATGCTCTTGAACTCGCGAGTCACTTTGTTTTGCACACCCTTCTTCCGGCCCGAGTTCTCGGGTTTGTGTCCGCGAAAGTTCCACCCTTGCGAGCGGTCTTCGTCTTCGGGTTGTTCTGTTTCATCACTCATGATTCGCTGTAAGTCGCTGTTTCAGTGTAGGCAACACCGACAGAAGTATACGACGCATCGACGATTGTCAAGCGAGCAACACCGGAGATCGACACAACTCAGCCCATCCTTAAAGCTGTCCGATCCAAAGCAAAAATGCAAAAATGCACTCTTAACCCTGTTTTCAGGTTATCTCTCTATGGAGACTCTCTAGGAGTGATAACCCCAAACAGGGGTTAACTTTGCATGTTTGCATTTTTGCTCGGTGTTTTGCTCTGATTTTGCGGCCCATTGGCTCACATCGTAGTGCGACGGTCGTACTCGCTTGGACCGCGAGCCTCGTCGTATAGCTGTGATCCGAGCTTTGTGAGCCTGACCCAACGCCATCTGCGCACGCCGCTATCTTCTGCGCGCATGGGCGGCATCTTCACTTCTTCGCTGAATTCATCGGTCCACATGCGTCCGGTGTTTGCGAGATACTCACCGAACTTGATTTTA